GTGTTGCAACCGCACCCGTATCCGCTCAGACTCGATCAGGCTGACCTGCGAGAACTGCAAGGCCGAATACCGAGACAACGCCAGCGAGCGGCGCACGCTTGCGAGCACAGCCAGCTACCGACCACTCAACCCGCATCCGGTGCGCGGGGTGCGCTCGTTCGAGATTCCGGCCTACGCGGTGTGGTGGATACCGTGGTTTTCCTTGGTGCGAGAATTTCTGGAAGCGAACGAAGCCAAGCACAGCGGCAATACGGATCCGTTGCGTCAGTTCGTGCAGAAGCGCAAGGCGCAGGTGTGGGTAGAGGAGGTCACGAGCGACATGCCAGAGATCGCATGCGCAGACTACAGCAAAGGCGAATACGTCGAAGGGCAAAAGCTCGACGGCGAGGTTCACCGATTCATGGCCGTGGACAAACAGCGCGATCACTTTTGGTGTGTTGTCCGGGCGTTCCGCGCTGACGGATCGTCTCGACTTCTGCACGAGAGTAGGCCGCTAACTTGGGAGACGCTCGACGCGATATCTACGCAATACTCCGTGCCAGCGCGGTGCAATGTTGTTGACGCTGGCTACGACACGCCGGTGGTCTACGAGCAGTGTGCGCGGCGCGGCTGGACGGCATCACACGGGTCAGGGCAGGATGGATTTTGGCATCAGTCGCAGGAGCGTAGGGTGCGACGGTTCGTCTCCAAGATCGAAGCGGCGCAGGCGGGATCGCACGGGATGAAGGCCGCATACTTTTTTTTCGCAAACGAAGGAGTCAAAGATAAGCTGTCGGCATTACGCCAGGTTGAGACCGCCGTGGCGTGGGAAGTTCCGCGAGATGTCAGTGACGAATACCGAAAACAAATGCTTTCAGAAATTAAAAAAGACGTGATTAACGCAAAAACAAAACAGGTTGAGCAAAGGTGGGTTCGCATTAGCGGCAGGCCGAACCATCTTTGGGATTGTGAGTGCATCGCGCTCGCGGCAGCAATGCTGGCAGGAGTATTACCGACAGGAGACGTATGAGCTACGATACACTCAGAGCGCGGATCGAAGCGGCAGGATATATTTTGCAGCGAGGCATGTGGGGAACCGGCATCCATGCATCGGTCACTTGGGAAATCCGCCGCGATCCGAGAGACATCCCAACATGGGTCAGTTACGACTTCCTTGAATTTTCCGAAAAGATGGATGCGCTACACGACTGCGCACGCAAGGCGGAAGAACGATGGGGAATCCCGATTTTGAGTTGACGCAACCAGCTAAATAATGGGACTCAACAAAGCATTTTTCGGTTTGCCACTTGCGACCCTGCAAAGTTTGCAGACAAAATACATCGAGTGTCTGGAAGCAATCGCCGTGGCGGGAGCGAGCTACAGCATAGCCGGGCGGTCGTTCACCCGCGCAAATCTCGCAGAGGTTTCGCAAGTCGTGAAAGAACTCACCGCCGCAATATCATCCGCGAACGGAACACGTATCCGCCGCACGGTCTCAGCATTCCCTACTCAGCTACCTTAATGAAACAAGACATCATCACTCAGGCGATTGCATTTATTTCTCCGCAGGCCGCGATGTCGCGAATGATCTCGCAGGCCAAGCTCCGCAACTTCGGGCGATTTGATTCTGCGCTCGACAGCACGAAGCGCGGGATCAGCCGCAATGTGTCCGGTGCCGAGGATACGGCAGGCACGACAGAGCGATACAAATTGATTCGGGCTGCTCGCGATCTTGCAGACAATTTTCCTCCCATCCGTTCGCTGCTGCTGAAGTTTGCGACTTATGTTGCCGGGCGGCTTAACTACCAAGCACGCACCGGTGACCGCGATCTCGACATGAAGATCGAGCGATACTGGCGCAACTGGTGTTCGAAGTGTGACTTCCTGCGCAGGCACGACTTTGTCACGCTCTTGCAGCTCGCAGTTATGGCGGTGCTGCGCGATGGCGACTGTGGCTTTGTCATCGTGCGCGATCAGGGTGAGCTGAGACTCCAGAGCGTTGAGAGCGACCGCATCGGCTCGCCCTACAACCGTTTAATCGATTCGGACAATTACATCGGAGGTATCGTGCTCGATGACTACGGACGGCCTGACCAATACGAACTTTACGTTCGGACGATCTCGAACCAATACATCGACCCGACGCGGATTCCAGCCGCGGAGTTCATTCATCTTTTCGACCCTACGCGACTTGACGAATACCGTGGACGATCTGCATTTGCCACGGCACTCAACGCCGCTCGCGACCTACAGGAAGCACTAAAGGCCGAGATTCAAGCGATCAAGTTTGCGAGCTACCAGACGGGAATCATTATGTCGGAGACCGGTGCAGCCGAGGCCAGCGATTACTTTGCAAGTTCGCAACCGAACGACTACGGGCAACGGGCAAAACTTGAGAGCGTTGATCCCGGAACGATGAACTATCTCTCCCCAGGAGAGAAGATGGAGATGTTTGAGAACACACGCCCGACCGGAGCGTTCGGAGAGTTCGTGCGTCTCGTGCAGTCGCACATCTGCATGTCGGTCGGGTTGCCTTACGGGTTTTCGTTTGACGCAGACAAGTCCGGCCCGATGGCACGGATGGAGGCTGAGATGGCAGACCGCACATTTGCGCGGTGGCGCAGGTTGCTGGAAACTCAATTCCTCGACCGGATAAAGAATATTGTGCTGCTCGACGCGGCAAGTCGGGGGCTGATCCCTGACAACGAGTATTTACTGGACGGTCGCTGGGGATGGCCGCGCAAAGCGAGCATCGACTACGGGCGCGAAGCTCGCGCCGACATCGATTTGTGGAAGGCAGGACTGAAAACCGCCGCGCAAATTTACTCCGAGGGCGGCGAGGACTACGAAGAGGCACTACGGACAAGAGCAAAAGAAGCGGCAATGATTGTTGATCTTGCTGCTGAATACCAAATCCCTCCGCAATATATTTCGGACTCGGTGCCGATTCCCAACAGCAAACAAGCCGAACCAGTTGTGCCTACGGTCACAGAACCGCAGACAGAACCAGCCGCAGAGCCAGCACCTGCACCAACACAGGCAAAGGCAGCATTTGAAGACAGCTTCAAGCCCACCGCTGGCATGATCGCAGAGGCCGAAAAAGGGTTGGAGTGGCGCGAGAAATTCAAGCGCGGAGGGACATCTATCGGTGTTGCTCGCGCTCGCGACATCTCGAACGGCAAGAACTTGAGCGAAGATACCGTCAAGCGAATGCACTCGTTTTTTTCACGGCACGAAGTTGATAAAAAGGGTGAGGGTTTTCAACAAGGCGAAGACGGCTTTCCCTCCGCCGGCCGCATTGCATGGGCATTGTGGGGCGGAGACGCTGGACAGGTCTGGGCAGCGGACAAGATGAAAGGCATCAGGCTGGCGACCCGACCCGAAGTCAAAGAATTTGCTGTAGTGGTCAACGATGTTTACGGGCACTTTCAAGCCGTGCAGTCGGAGATTGCTATGGTCATGCCAGAGCCAGGTCCACGCGAGCAGGAAGAAGATTTTATCGACCGGTGCATGGTCAATGCCACGATGGAATCCGAATATCCTGACTTCGATCAGCGGCTTGCAGTCTGCATGACGCAGCTCGCAGCCGTCGGAGAAAAGGGTGGTATCAAAGCCTCACCTAAAGCGCCGAAGTCCGATACTCCGAACAAAGACCCGCAGGGAGAAGGCACGGCCAAAGGTGATGCGTCCGGTAAGCGCGGAGCAGAAGTGACCGCAGAGCAGGAGAAAACCTTGCAGAACAAGGCCGACGAATTTAACGAGAAGGATAGCAACACTAAGAACGGCAGAGCCACACTCGGCGCGCTTAAGTCGGTATTCCAGCGCGGCCTCGGAGCGTTCAACACATCGCATTCGCCACGCGTGCAGTCTGCCGAGCAATGGGCATTCGCTCGCGTCAACGCATTTCTCTACCTGCTTAAAAACGGCAGACCCGAAAATCCAAACTACACAACCGACAACGACCTACTGCCGAAGAAACATCCGAAGGCTCAATAAATATGATCGCACAAGGCATCGCACTCGAAGCAAAGCGCCAATTCTTGATTGGCATGCACCAACCGACGGACACATACAAGATCGCGCTCTACACAAAGCGCGCAAACATCGGCCCGGCGACCGCGCACTACACCGACGAAGGCGAAGTTAGTGGCCAAGGCTACACTCGCGGCGGCATCACGCTCACCGGGTTCAAGGCCGAGATGGTCGGTAAGAATGCGGCAATCACGTTTAACGATACAAAGATTGATCGAGCAACATTTACGGCGCACGGCGCTATTGTTTACAATGCCAGCAAAAACAACTCGGTGCTGTGCACTTTGAACTTCGGCAACGACAGGCCTGTCTTCGACGGCGCGTTCGAGATTCGCTTTCCGCAACCTAACGAAAATTCTGCTTTGATTTTATTCGCATAAATATGAAACCTACAAATCCCATCATCATCGACGGAGAAACCTACGACATCTACACGATCAATCTTGCGATCACGTCCGTTGTAAATCCAGACGCAAGCGAAGATGCAAATGTTTCAATGCGCTTGCTTCCCACGCGGATTGCTAATGGCGAGGTTATCGTCGCTGAAGCCTATGCACGCGTTATGTTGCTCGGCAGCGTCGAGAACGTCGATCTCGCAACGAAGACCGCCGTTGCTCAAATTTCTGCAAGCATCCAAGAGTTTATCTACGCGAAGGGGCTGTAAAAATGGCACTTATTGTTTCAGCAGCAACAGGCAACTTTAACGCAGGCGCAACTTGGGTCGGCGGCATTGTGCCGGGCGCAGCGGACGAGGCCCGCGCCTCGACGGGTCACACAATCACCATAACTGCCAATGTGACTTGCACCGAGTTGTCGAATGACGGCACAGGCATTTATACATTGAATAGTGGAGTGACGCTCACCGCCAATGTCACCAGCAAGTCAACAACCGTAACGCGAAATTGCCTTCAATTTACATCGGCTTCACCGTTGTCCGCGACGATTGTCGGCACTTGCACAGGAGGCACGGTTTCTTCAGCGCAAGGTGTGGTCAATACCTCGACAGGGAGTCTTGCCATAACAGGCAACGTATCAGCGGGGGCTGGGACTTCTTCCGTTGGCGCACAAAATGTCAGCACAGGAACGTTAACGATAACGGGCAACATTACCGGAGGAGGAGGAAGTGGTGCTTTCGGGGTCAATAATTCGACCACAGGAACGGTGACGATAACAGGCAACGCTACTGGCGGAACTGGAAGCACCGCTTATGGCGTCAATAATTTAACCACGGGAACGGTGACGATAACAGGCATTGCAACAGCGGGTAGCACCAATGGTGCAGAGGGTGCTAGAAATATTGTTGGAGGCGTTTTAAATGTAGGCCGAGCTAAAGGGAACGACTTCGGCATTGGGAGTACTGGCATTGTTGCTGGGATCGGCGTTACGTCTGGTCAAACGAGTGTTACTAAAGTCAAAGAAATAGAATATGGTACTCGCGGTCAGTCGCCAACGAGCGGGCCAATATATTTAGATTCCGATCTAACAAACGTCGCAGTCTTCGTAAACTATCCAACCGGCAGCAAGACACTTTCAGACCCGAACAACACTGCCGGGCTATCACCCGCCGCCACCGATGTCCGATCCGGAGTTATATACAATAACGGAGTCAACACCGGAACCTGCGCCGTCCCAGCCGCCGCATCCGTAGCCTTCGGCGTTCCTGTCGATGCGACTACGGGCACGGCTGCGCTCACCGCCGCCGACGTCCGCGCCGCGATAGGCTTGGCAACGGCCAACCTCGACACGCAACTTGCAGACCTACCGACCGCGAGCGAGAACGCAGACGCAGTGTGGGATGAAGCCACGAGCGGTCACACGACAGCGGGAACATACGGCGGGAGGATAGTGCGATCAATAAACAGCAACAACGAACTTCAGCTTACCGGATCGCATCATGCCGCCGCAGACATCCACGAGTTTCAGGCTGCCGTTATTGAGTCCGTAGCTTTCGCGACGAGCGCAGTCACGCTATTCACAAGCGCGATGCGCACGGAGATCACGCCAGAACTGGACGAGATTGGAGAAATCCACGCGATCCACGGGCTGAAAAGCGGCAGCGCACTCACGGTCACGCCGTCCAGCCGCGCGGCAGGAGCGATCAGCCAGAGCATCACCGGAGACGGCACTACAACGACCACCGTAACCCGCACTTAAAATGATCTTGACCTCCCTGCTCATCGCAACGCAGGGCTTGTTGCCGAGTCCTACGCCGCTGTCTATCGGTTCGCAGGGACTCTTGCAGACAGGAGAGATACCGCCTACACCTCCGCCTATTGTCGTTCCGGAAGTGGGCGGCACCTACACGCATTTCCGCAGATACGACCGCCCGGCAGTCGTTGTAAAAACAAACGGAGTCGTCGGCAACTTTACAACCGCATCGGTCGAGATCACGATCTCGGCACGGGTTGAGACCGGCAGCACCAGGCTGAGAGCAACAGCTACGAAGCCGACCTACCATCTCGGTGCGACCACCGACGTGGTAGGATGCACCAACAATCTTTCCGCATCCCGCCTAAAGCCACAGGTCTCGACATCCTTCCGACTTGTCGGCTGCATCGAGCAGGATCAAAACATCATTCGTGCGCTGGCAACGGAGGCTCTCAGGCAATTCCGCCGCAACAGAGCCGCACGCGAAGCCTGACCGCCCGTTGACATGCCGGCCAAGGCATGGACATCATCGAGGGCATATCAATCATCTCAGTCGGAGAAGCAAAGGGCCACGGGCTTTTCGTGGACGACATAACATTGCAGGAAGTGAAAGCGTGTGCGGAGTCTTACGCCGGTGGCGTAAAGGTCAATCTCGACCACGGCGCAGGGATCAAAGACATTGTTGGATTCTGTGACAATTTTCGCATCGTAGGGGGAAAACTCGTTGCCGATCTAAACCTGCTTGAGACCGCAGAGAAGCGTGCCTACGTGCTCGAGATCGCCGAGCGCATGCCAGACACATTCGGAATCTCTATCGCATTTAGTGGCCCAGTGCGTGAGCGGGATGGCCGATCCTTCGCATCCTGCACCGAACTCTACAGCGCCGATCTCGTGCAAACTCCAGCAGCAAATCCCACCGGACTTTTCAGTTTTACAGCCAAGTCGGTTGACACCTCCGCCAAAGAAATGATCGACGACAAAAACAAAATGGAAGACGGAGCCGAGGACACTGTGTCCATCGCTGACATCATCGAACGCCTCTCAGCTCTTGAAACCGCCTTCGGCGACTACAAGAGCAAAATGGAAGAGATGCCCAAAGACGAAGAGAATATGGAAGACGCTCCCAAGGACGAAGAGAAGGAAATGAAAGACTGCGAAATGTCCAAGCTCTCCGCAAAGCTCGACCTGATCATCTCCAATTTTGGATCCGCTCCGCTCAAGGCCAGCACGGTCGCAAACGAAACAGAGAAGCTCTCGATCAAATCAATCATCGACAACAAAACTCGCGAACTCGGCAGCCGCACAGCCGCTATCAAATTCGCGATGACAAACCATCCCGCCGAATACATCGCTCTTCGCGACTCCAATCAACTCAACTTTTAATCACCCAATAATATGGCCACCCAAATCGACAATACATTCCGCAGTTTCACATTCGCCTCGGCGATTTCTGCGAACACCCTCGTAGCCGTCACCGGCGACAATGCAGCCTCCGCGCTCGTCACAGCCTCACTCGCAATCGGCGTTGTGCAGGATGACACCTCCGCAGGCGAAGCTGGCACCGTGAAGCTTTTCGCTCCAACTCAATTCGGCATCGTCTCGCCCGGCCCAGTCACCGCAGGCGCAAACGTGTTCGCCACAACTGCCGGAGTAATTGTCGGCACTCTCGTTACCTCTGGCCTCACACTCGGCATCGCCGTTGAAAACGGAGCCACAGGTGAAGTCGTCGAATACATCGTCCAAAAGTAACCCTTAAAATCCTACCACAATGCTATCCTCTACCACAATTCGCGGCGACATCGCCCAGGCCGTTTACGAAGGCCGAAGCAACAAGGCCAACCTCTTCATCGGCGCGCAAGTCATGCCGATCTACGTTGCTGATGTTCGCTCCGGCGAGTATCTCAAAATCAACCTCGGTCAGTCCGAGGCACTCAACGACGACGCGACCAAGATCGCTCCCGGCTCCGCATATCCCCGCGTGTCCCGCAAGTTCGTCAGCGACACATTCACCACCACGGAGTTCGGTCTCGAAGAGATTCTCCCTGATCAAACCCAGCGCGATCTCGCTCGTTTCCTCGATGTCGAAGTTGCCATCGCAGACATGCTCTTGAGCCAAATCCAAATCGGCCATGAGACCCGCGTTGCTGCTGCCTCGTTTGCTGCTAACGGTCTAACCGCCATCTCCGCTGCTGGAGCCACAGCCGCTTACACCGAGGCCAACATCACCAGCTTCGATCTCCCTGCTGACGTAGCCGCAGGCAAACTCGAACTCGCCAAGGTTGGTGTGCTCCCAAACACTCTGGTTCTCTCTGCTACTCTGTTCGAGCGCGTTCGTCGCTCAACAAAAGTTCAGAACCAAATGTTCGGCGTTGTGGCCACCAACAGCACACGCTTGCTCTCCGAGCAGGAAGTCGCTCAAGCAGTCGGCGTGGATCAAGTCCTCGTCGGTCGCGCTCCTAAAAATTCTGCCGCAAAAGGCAAGTCCTACTCCGGATCGTTCATCTGGGCTGACACCTACATCGCCCTCGCTCATGTGGTCGGTGGAGAGTTCGCCGCAGGCGGATTCGGACGCTCCATTCTCTGGGGTGCAGACTCACCAGTGCCATTCGTTGCAGAGACCTACCGCGACGAAGCTCGCCGCAGCAACGTCCTTCGCGTTCGCCAGCACGTCTCCGAGAAAGTTATCGACGGTTCCAGCGTGATCCGCATCACGACCGGACTCTAAGTGTCGGTGTTAGTATCTTGGTTTTTCATAGCAAAGAGCCGGGGAGCAATCCCCGGCTTTTTTGTTTTCGCAAATATTCTTGACGGGTGGTAATGCTCGACGCAGATGAGCACACAACCGCGTTTGGTAGCCGCTCTCATTTGCGGCAACGAAGAGGAGAGGATCGAGCGATGCGTGACATCGCTACAAAAAATCTGCAACGAGATCGTCGTTGTGCGAGCCACCGGCAGCCTAAAGCCGGACGCAACCTTGGACATCGCAGAAGAGCTTGGGTGCAGGGTCAGCGAGTATTTTAACTCGCCTCTGTGCGCATCGTGGCCGCATGTGGATGACTTTGCAGCAGCAAGAAATCACGCTTTTCAAATTGCATATTCGCTGATCGAGAATGGCGAATGGGTAATGTGGGCTGACTGCGACGATGTCCTTGCCAACCACATGGTCGAGCCGCACTTGAAGATGCTCCGCGAAGTCAGTCCCGAAGTTCATTGGGTTCTCACCGACTATGTGATCACCGAGCAGGGCAAACGCGCACCACGGGAAAGATTCTTTCGCAAAGATTCAGCCTGGTGGTGGCGGCCCGTTCACGAAAATGCACACCCACCGAGCGGCGAAAATGGTGATCCGCTGCCACGCAAAATTCTTCTTCGTCGAGACCTCGAGATAGAGCACCGGCCTGCTCTCGGGCGCAGACCAAGCAACGACCGCAACCTACGCATCCTCGCGCACCACGACCGGATGTCGTCACATTTTAAGTTTTATCTGCACTACGAAAGGATGATCGTCGGAGACGTCGAGAGCGCCTTGAGATTCGGCGCGGAATCCCTCGCGATGCGCGATCTCGACGCAGTCCACCGATACGAAGTTTTGCTCAACCTGAGCAACCTGAGTCACGGTGATCCTGCTCTCAAACTCGCTCGCAGGGCCAAGGCGCTCGACCTCAACCGACGCGAAGCCTACGCAGTCGAAGCGTCAATCCTGCTGGATTTAGGAGAGTCAGAAGCGGCTCTCGAAGTTATCGAGGCAATGGAGAAAATACCTGTTCCGTCCTTCCCGCAGTGGACTCACAAAAAGGAGTGGTATGGCTGGAAGGCCCGCAGACTGCGCGCATGGTGCTTGCGTGAGCTTGGCGATGCACAGGGTGCGTTTGCGGTCGATCAGGCGATACTGAGCGAAGCGCAAGGCACACGAATCTCCCTGCTCCACGCAACTCGCGGGAGACCAATCGCAGCAATCCAGAACATGACAATGTGGCTCCAACGCGCAAACAACCCGGAGCGAGTAGAGCACATCTTTGCCGTCGATCACGACGACGAGACAGCTGCAACTCTCAACCGTTTTGGCGGAGTTGTGCAGACGAACTATGGATATTCGGTTGGGGCGTGGAACCTCGCCGCGCAAAACAGCACGGGAGAAATATTGATACAATCTTCTGACGATATTGAGCCACCTCCGGGTTGGGATGACATGGTGGATAGCCGCTTGGATACAGGAATAGCGTATGTTTTACGCACAAATGATGGATACCGAACCGACGAACTGATCACGATGGCAATCATCACGCGTAAATACTATGAACAAAACGGACTCTTCGACTCACGATTTAAAAATCAATTCAGCGATGCCGACTTCACCGTTCGTGCCGCGAAGGCTGGAGCAATTATCAATGCTCGCGACATTGCTTTCGTTCATCACCATCCGGCTTTTGAAAATCGCACGCTCGACGCTACATATCGCAGGGTGGCAGACCCTGTGGAGAGAGAGCGTGCGGAAAAACTCTTCAACGAAATAACAAACGAAATAACAAAATGATCTCACTACTTCACGCCACCCGTGGCACGCCAGAACGCGCACTCGCAACACGCAAGATTTGGTTCGACCGAGCCGACGACGCCACCCAAGTCGAGCATATTTTCGGAGTGCAGAGCGACGACATGGAAAGCATCAAAGCATTCACCGATGCGGAAGTCTACTGGTGGGGCACAACTCCTCCGCCAGCTTGGGCCTCTTCGAGCGTGGCAAATTGGAATATCTGCGCGGAGTTTTCAACTGGGCATATCCTGGTGGTGATTGCCGACGACCTTACACCACCGCAGGGATGGGATACCAAACTTCGCAAGCTGCCAGACCCTACCAAGAAATGGTCTTGTTATGTTCCAGACACCGTCCGGCAGGACGGCCTCATGTGCCATCCAGTGCTCTCTCGGGCACTCTACGACCATCTTGAATATGTCTTTTGTCCGAAATACCACGGAGTTTTTTGCGACAACGATTTCACAAATCGGGCAATGCTCGAAGCGCCGATCTATTCAGTCAAGGGATTGAAGTGGCAGCACGATCATCCGATCAACGGTAGCCGCGAAGAAGACGACATCGTTAAAATTCAAAACTCCCGGCATGCCTACGACTTTGGAGCGCGAGTCTTTTCAAAGATGTGGCCGATGTCTGATATTTTCAATCGGAGCCGTGGGATTGTTGGAGACATCAACGAACATATGCTCCGCCTCGCGCAACTGGCCGCAGAGTGCGACCACATCACCGAGTTCGGAGTCCGCACCGGCATGTCAACATATTCATTCCTGCACGGTCTGAGCGACAACCCGAATGCCACTCTGCGAAGCCATGACCTGCACGACTTTTTCAATGTCTTCGCGATCCACGATCAGCTCGATACAGACTGGACATTTACCCACGGATCGACGCTGGACATCCCGATCATCGAGCCGACCGACCTGCTCTTTATCGACACCTTGCACACCTACGCGCAGGTCAAGGGCGAGCTGCAAAAGCACGGCAACCAAGCAAGCAAATACATTGTGTTTCACGACACCGTTGCATTCGGTGCCGTGGGCGAAGACAACGGCAGAGGCATCAACGAAGCCATCCACGCATGGCTCGGCACGAACTCGCAGTGGCAAGTTGCGGAGCACTACGAGAACTGTAATGGATTGACAATCCTCTCAAGGAGATGAGTAGAACGCATTCAGTGTGGATCGGGACGAAGCTCGGCCTGATGGAAAAGTTGACCTTGCAGCTCCTGCTTGATGCCGGCCACGAGCCGGTGCTCTGGGTGCAGGCGAAACTATCCGGCATTCCAAAAGGCGTGACCGTAGAGCTGCTTCCTAAAGACACACTGCCGCCTGTCGGGTTCGCGGGCGATCCCTTGCACCATCTTCCCAATGGGGGCATCGGATCGCTCGCACATTGGAGTGACTATTTCGCATTCAAAACCCTCCACGAGCACGGCGGCATCTGGGTTCAGATGGATGCGGCCATTACTAAGCCAATCGTTGCCGAGGACTACACCTTCACGCCGTGGCTTTCGATGATCTCTCCGGTCGTTATGTCGATACCGAAAGGGAGCGAATACGCCGCAGAGATGGCAGAGACCATCGGAGACATGCTTGCCGACGGCATGGCCGGCCGCAACTGGCACGATGCAATGGTGGCAATGATCCACGGTATTCAACACAACGGGATTCAAGCACGCACTTTCGGTAATTACTACGACTGCGGCGGCGTTGATGGGTCACCCTACACTCACCCGGCAGCGCAGAGCTACGACATAATTCACTGGAGCAACGCAACGCACAACACGAGCAAAGAGAAGCCTGCAAAGGGCAGCGAATACGAGCGGCTCTGCAAGTCTGTCAAGCTGATATGAGCACGCTGGCCGACTTCATGCGCTCCGATCTCTCTGCTATTGTCGGAGAGCTACCGATCACGGTCTCGCACGAAGGCAAGACATTCCAAGCCGCGCGCACCGCGTTCCGGCGTGAGAACAACCTTGGTGACGGTGGATTCATGAGCACGGTCTCAATGTCGATCACGACCGCATACGACACGACCACGCAACTGATCCAACTCGGAGACATTCTCACTATTGACGGAGCAAAATTTCGCGTGCTGTCGGCAGAGCTTTCGCAGGATGCCGTCTCGGTCGATTTTTCACTTGAAGACCTAAACAAATGAGCCTGTTCTTTCCGCCTATCCTCTCGCTTCCAGCACCGCAAAAGCCGCCAGCAAACATCATCCAGACGCTGGAGAAGGCGCTCACCGACGCATTCATTCAGGCTTTGCAGCACGAGCTGGGCAACTCGGTCTCGATCACCGCAGCGGAGAACTTCAGCGCGATGACCCTTCCCGCTGTCTTTGTCAAAGCCACACGGCAGCGAGAGAGCATCACAAACTCCGCTATCTTCCAGTTCGAGGTTGCGGTCGCTTTGCTGGTGCAGGCCGACGACTCGACCGCACA